TCACCGATGATCTGAAGACTGGAATCGTTGACGCGATCCTCGAAGCAGACAATTTCGCGGATGCACTGGCCAACGTCGCCAAGCAATTGGCTGCCGCGGCGCTGCAAGCGGCGATCTTTGGTGACGGCCCGCTCGGAGGAATGGCCTCGGGTCAGGGCGGCCTGCTGGGCGGGCTGGCCCGCGCGATCGGCGACTCGTTCTCTGGCGGTGGCGCAGTCAAAGCCAAGTCGTTTGCCGGTGGCGGGTTCACTGGCCTGGGGTCCCGATCCGGTGGGCTCGACGGACGCGGGGGCTTCATGGCGATGTTGCATCCCAACGAGACGGTCATCGATCATACCAGATCCAGTCAAGGCGCCAGCATGGTCATCAACCAGAGCATCACGGTCAATTCGCCGAGCGGAAGCGCCAGCGACATCCTCGCGGTGCTGCGTCCGGCCATGCGCTCGGAAGCGCAACAGGTCTTTGCACGTGCCCGCCGGGAGGGCCGCTGATGGCCTATCCGCCCGATTGCCTGGTGCCGCGCGCCTTCACTCTCGGGATGCGCACAAACGCGCATCGTGAGGTCTCGCCCTACAGCTACAAGCAGACTGCCTATGATTTCATGGGCGGCATGTGGACCGCCACGCTCGACCTGCACAGCCTGACGGCGGCCGGGCGCGCGACCCTGATCAGCTGGTTGGCCTCGCTCGAGGGCCAGAAGGGCACGTTCGAGATGAAATCGCTCGACTATGCCGGCCCGTTCGGCGTCCTGACCACCAACCCGACCATCGCGGTCGCGGCCTCGGCCCGAGCCAAGACAGTATCTCTGGCGATGGTTTCGGGCGAGGCCTGTGTCGTGGCCGACCAGATCACGATTGCGGGGCATCTGCATCTGGTGACCGCTGTCGCCGCGCCGGTCAGCAACGTGCAGGCGGTGACCATCTGGCCGCGGCTGCGCGCCGATGTCGCGGTCGACGATCCGGTTGAGGCGCTGGCCCCCTATGGCACCTGGGCACTTGCCGCATCCGAGACCAGCTACGGGCTGGCAAACAAGCTGGCGATGTCGCTGTCGCTCGATCTGATCGAGGCCATTTGAATGGATGCCAGCGGCGCGCAGAACCTGGGCCTTCTGGTCCTGGGCCGGTTCGACAGTGGCGACTTTGCCGCCTTCACCGGCCTCGGGACGGTCACCTGGGATGGCGTGGTCTATACCGGGCTGGGCGAAGTGCTGTCGATCGGGCAGTCGACCTCGGATGTGGAAAGCGGCAAGGCGGGTCTGACGATCCAGTTGTCGGGGATAGACCCGGCCATCATCACTTTGGCCGAGCTGGAGGATTTCCAGCGGCGGCGGGTGACGGTCTACCTGGCGGTCTTTGACGATGAGGGCGTGATCACCGACGCGGACGTGTTCTTCGACGGCCTGGCCGACGACATGGAGAGCGATGACGATCCGGCCAATCCGGTCCTGTCGCTGACCTGCGAGCAGCGATCCTTCGATCTCGGCCGCCCGCGGCCGTTCAAATACCTGCCGGAGGACCAGAAGAAGCGCTTTGCCGGCGACACCTTCTTCGACCTGGTGGCCGCGATCCAGAACCGGGACGACACATGGGGAAGGTGACCGGCTGGGAGCGCGCATTGCTGGCCGAGATCGACGCATGGTCCGGCCAGCCGTTTGTCTGGGGCTCGCGCGATTGCCTGTCGCTCTGCATCGCCTGCGCGCGGGCGGTGGCCGGTGCGGCGATCTTTGACGACCTGCCAGCCTACAAGACCGAGAAGGGCGCGGCGCGCGGGTTGAAGCGGTTGGGATATGCCAGTGTCGCCGACCTGGTCGCCGACCGGTTGCCGGAAATCCCAGTGGCGGCGGCGGGCAGGGGAGACTGGGTGATGCGCGCTGCGCCATCGCTGGCGCCCGGTGCCTTCGGCGTGGTGCTGGGGCGGCGCGCGGCCTTCATGGCTGAGGCGGGACTGGTAATGTTGCCGACGCTGTCGGCCGAGCGCGCCTGGAGGATTGCATGACGCCCTGGCGCATCAGATTGTCGGCGGCGCTGCTGGTCACGACCGCGCTGGTCGCGGTGGTGCCCGCGCCGTCCGAAGCGGCGCCGGTGCTGATGGCCTTCGGGGCCTCGATCGTGGGTGGCGTGGCCTCTGCAGCAATTGCGGGGGCCACCATCGTCTGGTCAACCATCCTGGGCAACGCGGTGGTGGCCGGGGTCCTGGCCGGGGTCAGCTACCTGCTGTCGCCCAAGCCGCAAGGCCCGACCGCGCAGGACATCACGCTGAACCGGATCACGCCGGTAACCAGCGGGCTGATCGTCTATGGCGAGCGCACGCTTGGCGGCTCGATCATCGCCCGCTCGACCACGCCATCGGGCGGTTCGGGATATGCGGGGATACTGCAGGGGCCGTTCGGAGAGGGGTTCTCGGGCGGCAAGAAGCATGGGCGCTACCACGCAATCCTGCCGCTGGCCTGCCACGAGATCGACGGCATCGTGTCAGCCCATATCGGCGAGACGCTGGTCTGGACCGAGACCCAGTATCTGATCGACCAAGCGGCAGCGACCAAGCCGCCGGGCTATTGGGGCCATGTGACCGGCACCGACTTCTACCAGAAGTTCATCATGGAGTTCCGGCTCGGCACCACCGGCCAGACCGCGATCGAGCGCTATGTCCATGCGGCCGACGAGTGGAACACTACCGCCCGCGGCAAGGGTGTGGCCTATGTCTATTTCGAGGCCGATTTCGACCAGGACGTGTTCCCGCAAGGGGTCGAGCAGATCCGTGTCAGGATCCGCGGCAAGAAGGTCTACGACCCGCGCACCCTGACCACGGCCTATTCCGCCAATCCGGCGCTGCATCTGCGCGACTATGCGCTGACGTCCGAGCTGTTCGGCGGCATCGGCTGGTCGGCAGCCGACATCGATGACGCGGCGATCATCGCGCTGGCCAATATCGCCGACGAGGACATCGACCTGGCCGCAGGCGGCACCGAGAAGCGTTACGCCTTCAACGGCGTGCTGGATACAGGGGTCGCGCCCGAGGTGAACCTCAACCGGCTGTCGACCAGCTGGGGCGGCTGGTGGACGGTGGACAAGGGGCGGCTGACAGTCGGCGGCGGAGCCTACGAAACGCCGACCGTGACGCTGACCGAGGACGATCTGGCGGGCCCGCTCAAGGTCCGCGCCCGGCGGCCGTTCGAGCAGCAGTTCAACATCGTCAAGGCGGTCTATGCCGACCCGCTCGAGGACCATGTGCCGACCGACCTGCCGGTGCTGGCCTCGACCACCTATCGCGACCAGGACAATGGTGAGGAGCTGGTGCGGGACCTGGGCGAGCTGCCCGGCGAGACCAGCCATGCGCGCGGCCAGCGGCTGATGAAGCTGGCACTGCTGAAAGGCCGGCGGCAGAAGATGGTCGAACTGCCCTGCACCCTGGCTGCCTGGGGCGTGATGCTGGGGGACAACATCAAGCTGACCATCGACCGGCGGGGCTGGGTCGAGAAGGCATTCGAGGTGGTCGGGGTGCAGCGCAGCATCGCTCCCGGCGCCGCGCAGGTGTCGCTGTCGCTGATCGAGAATGGCCCGGACGTGTTCGACTGGACCACCAGCGAGGAGGAGCCGCGCCCGGCGGGCGGGGTGCCGTCGCTGGCCAGTCCGACCGAGCGGCCGCAGGTCGATGTGCCGGTGGCTGCCGAGAGCCTCTATGCCCCGCGCGGTGGCGGCGGGGTCAAGACGCGGGTGACGCTGACCACCGCCAGCGAGAACCCCTTTGTCGAGACCTGGCAGTTCAGCTGGCGGCGCGAGGAAGACAGCGAGCGGATCATCCGTCCGATCACCCGCACATCCGAGGACGTGCTCGACGACTTTGCCACGGGGATATTCGTGTTCGGCGCGCGCGGCACCAACCGGCGCGGCATCACCGGCGACTGGTCGGACTCATCACCGATCGAGATCTACGGGCTGAATGCCACTCCGGCGGCGATCACCGGCCTGTCGGCGGCGGTGGTGTCGGGGCTGATCACGCTGCGCTGGGATCCGCACGCGGATCTCGACGTGCGCCAGGGCGGCCTGATCGAGGTGCGGCACAGCGCCGACATGAACGCGACCTGGCAGACCAGCACCAGTATCGGCAAGGCGGTGCCGGGCTCGGCCACCCTGACCACGCTGCCCGCGATCACCGGGCGCTACCTGCTGCGCGCGACCGACAGCCAGGGCAATCCGGGCCCGGTCACCACCATCGAGAGCACGGCGCCGGATTTCCTGTTGCTGACGACGCTGGACACGATCACCGAGAGCCCGACCTTTCCGGGGGTGAAGACCGATTGCACCGTGGTTTCCGGTGTGTTGCAGCTCGATGCAACCAAGACAACCGCGAGCTACGAGTTTGCCGACAGCATGGACTTTGGCGCGCTGATGACCGTCAGGATCACAACCATCCTGACCCCGCGCGTGGTCGAGCGGGCCGACCAGTTCGACAGCATCGAGATGTTCGACAGCATCGCCCTGTTCGACGGATCGGAAGAAGCCGAGGGCGACGTGCAGGTCTACTACCGAGCCTCGACCGTCAGTCCGGCGGTCTGGGGCGACTGGGTCGAGTTCGACCGCACCGACATCAGCGCGCGCCTGTTGCAGTTCAAGGCCGAGTTGGCCGCCGACAGCGATCTCTACCGCACCGACATCCTGACGCTTGGCGTCATAGCCGAGGGCATCTGATGACACAAAGCACGATCACCCTGATCAACCAGACCCACACCGCCTACCGCTCGGCGCACAATGCCGCCAACCAGACGCTGGCGAGCAATTTTGCCGGGGCGTCCGAGCCGTCGAGCCCGGTGGCGCGCCAGTTCTGGTTCGACGAAACCGCCGGTTACCTGAAGATCCGCAACGCGGGCAACACCGCCTGGGATCGGGCGGGCCCACCGCCGCAGGACCAGACACATTGGGATACCGGCACCGGCACCACTGAAAGCACCATAACGGCGACCAAGCTGAAGGCGGCGATCCTGACCCATTCGCCGCCATCGCAAGCTTGGGGAGGATGGGAGGTCTGGGAGACCGTCTACGACTACGCCGTGAGCGGTGCAGCGGCGTCGGCCACGTCCAGCCTGTTCGAGGACGGCTATGAATACATGTTCATCCTTGAAGGGGTTCAGTGCTCGAATTCATCTGGCCGGAACCTTCGCGTCCGCCTGCTCAAGGATACCAGTTCGTCATGGACCGGGTATCTGACGATCAGCTCGGCAAACGATGCACTGGAGGATGATTACTGGGGGCAGGTGGTGGTGGAAGTGCCCCGCAACGTCACTCACAACCATGTCGTGAGATATGCTGTTGCGGAGGATGCGAACAACACGCCTCAGACCGACGGGATCGTGGACATACCTACCAACCAGAGCATCGGCACGGCGATCTTCACGCTGGCCACCGCCGACAAGACCAAGAAGATCAGCTTCTCATGGTCCAGCTACAACCTGAACGGCGGCAGGATCCTGGGATTCAGACGCCCGGTCTGAGCCGGGCGCTCTCCTGACCCACAATCAGGCATAGGCACCGGCGCGGCCTGAACGCGCCTCACATCACGAAAGGACACCTGAAATGAGACTTCTCATCGCGACCCTGCTCAGCCTGCTGTTTGCGGGCTTTGCCACCGCCGACACCGTGACCCGCACCAACATGCCGGTTGAGGGCGGCGCCTATGTCTGGGCGGTGCTGGTCAATACCGGCGGCTCGCTCGCCTACATCACCAGCGATGCGGCGCTGAAAGGTCGCGCGCCCGCGACCGACTTCCGCGTCATCGTCGACAACGATCTCGACCTCTACGACCCGGATGCGGTCGTTGCCTACGCCGAGGCCGCCTTTGGCGACAGCTTCGAGGCGGTCTTCCATGGCGGCGGCAGCCGGGTCTTTGCCGGTCTCGACGGTATTTTTGGCACCGCCGACGACGAGATCCGCACATCGCGCATCTACTGGTGACATTCTGGCGGGCGGCTCGAGGCCGCCCGCTGCCAATCATTCAAATGCAAGTGGATATTGCGATGACCGGACCTGAACAGGCGGCAATTGGAGTGGCCGGGACACTACTCGCGGGCAGCGCCGGGGGGCCGCTTTCGCAGGTCTTCGGGGAGATGACCCTGGTGATGGGGATCATGGGGGCCTTCGGCGGAAGCGCCAGCGCGCTGGCGGTCAAGCTTCCCTACAGCCAGGTCGTGCGCCCGGCGATCCTGGGCAGCCTTATGGCGATGGGTTTCGGCGTTCTGGGGCCGCTGGTCCTGAGCAACATCTTTGGCCTCGAGATCGCCAACGGCTCGTCGATGCCGGCGATCCTGGCCGGGTCCGCCTTCGCAATCGGTTTCGGCCAGGAGCGGGTGATCAAGCGGTTCCTGAAAGAGGAGGAGAAGTGATGGCAGGCGTGGATAGGAGCGGGGATCGGAGCGGGGCAATGTTCCGCAGACCTTCAACGACCTACTGGCAGGACACGCGGCACGGGGCACTGGTTTCGGTGGTGTTCGTCGGGCTGATCTTCGCCTTCGGCTGGGTGGCGCAGCTGGCCTTTCCCCTGACCTTCATCAACCTGCAATCTGTGGCCGTCGCCGACAGCACGGTGAACGAAGATCCAATTGTGACGGCGTGGCGAGACATCCCCTATGGCGGTGAGCTGCGCTATTCGGTCCATGTCAGGCGCTATCCGGACGAGACCATCGCCTTTGTCGGCAACCTGTCCGCGCCAATTGAGTATAGGCATCGCGCGGGACTGACCAACCCGCTGGTGATGCCGCTGTCGGAGTGGATGACCGAGGGAGACTATGACCGTTTGATCGAGAGCGGCAACTTTGGACCGGGGACCTATTTCATCGTCACCTGCCACCATGGCGAGTTTCTCGGCTTCTGGCCCGTCTCGCGTTGCGTCGACAGCGCCGCGTTCCAGAGAGAGGGCGAGCCATGATCTGGACCGGCAAGGCGAAGCGGCTGGATGACGTGGATCTGCCGCGCATCGGCGCGCGCATCGGGGTCGGCGAGGACGAGCTGCACGCGGTCTTGGACGTGGAGACGCGCGGCGGCGGCTTTGACAGCCGGGGCCGGGTCAAGATGCTGTTCGAGCCGCATGTGTTCTGGCGGGAGCTGAAGGACCCGGCGAAGCGCGATAGCGCCGCGGCCCTCGGACTGGCCTACCCGAAATGGGGGTCCAAGCCCTACCCGAAAGACAGCTATCCGCGCCTCGAGCAGGCAATCGCGATCGACCGAGACGCCGCTTTCCGCTCGGCCTCTTGGGGCCTCGGCCAGGTCATGGGCTTCAACTGCTCGCTGGCCGGGTATCCATCGGCCGAGGCGATGGCGACGGCGTTTCGCGACGACGAGGAAACCGCGCTCGAGGCGATGGTGGATTTTATCGTCGCGGCCGGCCTCGATGACGAGATGAGGGCGCGTGACTGGCGCGGCTTTGCGCGCGGCTACAACGGGCCGGGGCAGGTCGATTACTACGCGGCCGAGCTGCGCAAGGCTTTCGACAAGTGGAGCCGGATCCGCGACACCCCGTTCGAGGGTGCGCCGGTCTGATGCGCGGGCTGCTGCGGCTGGTCTTCGGCGGTGGTGGCGGGATTTACCTGCTGCTGGCCGCTGGCGTGGTTTGCGGTGGCCTTTACGGCTACGGGCGGTGGGTCGGCTACCAGAACGGCTATGCCGCCTCAGCGGCCCGTTTTGAGGCCGCCACGGCAGCGCTGAACAAGCGGCTGGCCACAGAGCAGGCCGCGCACCGCCTGGCCACAGCCAATTATCTGCGCGAGCGCGAAGCGCTGGCCGATCTCGTGAGGGGACTGGAAGATGAAGCCGACCTCGATCCTGATGCTGCTCGGCCCGCTCTGGGCGCTGCAAGCGTGCGCCGCCTCAACTCCGTCCGCTGAGGGGCTGGATGTTCCGCCCCCCGAGGCCGCGATCACCGCGCCCTGCGCCAGCCCGGTCAGGATCCCGGAAGGCGACCTGATGCAGGCCGAGGCCGAGCGGCTCTGGCTCAGGGACCGCGCCAACCTCGCCGCCTGCCGCGACCGCCAGGCGCTCCTGGCCGACTGGGTGGCGGGCGTCCTGGGCGCCGTCACCGACTGAACCGCCACGATCTGAACTTCAACCAACAGGCGCCCTGGCGCGCCGGAAAGGATGCACCATGCCCATGACAAGCCCCTTCTCTGGATATGCCCAAGCCCCGGTCGGAGCGCCGCTCGGCTTTCTCGCAATCACGCCCGCCGATGCCGATCTGGCGGTGCGACTTCAAGGCTTCCGCGTCGGCACGACCGCCGGCGACGTGTCGGTGACTGACGGTCGCGGGGTGACGACCGTGATCCCGCTGGTGCAGGTCGGCGAGACCGTCTGGGGCGACATTGTGCGCATCAACGCCACCGGCACCACCGCCGCCGGCATCACCGGCATGGTCTGAGGGCCGGGCGATGAATGTAGGTCTCATCCGGTCGCAATTCGCGCAACGCATCTGGGCCGGCCAAGGGGCCCAGATCCAGCACCTTCAATATGACATGACCGCGCCGAGCGGCTTCCTGAACAACGCTGGCAAGGTCGAAACCCTCTACAACCTCGGGGCCTACGGCGCGGCCAGCGACCTGACGCAGGCCACGGCGGGCGAGCGGCCCACCGTCACCACGCTCGACGGCGAGCCTTCCGGTGGCTACTCGATTGCCATCGAGACCCTTGCTGCGGTCGGTTGCCCAAGCGCGGCTATCGTGGGCGACCCGCTGGCCAACTGGGAAGTGGACATTGTGTTCAGTTCTGCGGCGGTCTCGACCCTGGCCTTTCTTTCGTGGGGCCATACCACCGACAGCAACCCCGTCACCTATCTCGGCACGTCCACCACTGGCAGGCTGCGGGCCTACCGCCGCGCCAACTCTGGATCGTCCCTGACGCTGGACAGTGCGGACGTGACCATCGTTCCGGGCCAGAAACACGCCGCGACCTTCGCCTTCGCGGGGGGTTTGCTGAATGCCTGGTTCGATGGCGTCCCGGTAATCACTGACGCGGATTGGGTCGGGTCGGTCGCGGCCACGACCAACAACCGCCTCATGATGGGCGCTCGCGGCATCGGCGGCGGGGTCTCTCTCGGCTGGAACGGCACCATCCAGAAGATGAATTTCAGGGCGCTTTGACATGACCAAATACAACGCGGCAGATCGGCACAAGGCGCTCTTGCAGGGGGCGGGCATCGCGCTCCGCGATGCAGATATGTTCTACGTCCTCGGGCAATCGAACGCGGGCGGCGCGCAGCCGGTCCCTTGTCCGATCCCCTTTGTCACCAGCGCCGGGGTGGCCTATGGCATGACGCGCTATCCGCAGCCCGACCGGGGCATTTCCGGTCCCTTCCAGAACGGCAACTCGGTGACGCCCGGTTTCGGGCAGTCGGCGGCGTGGCCGCATTTCGCGGAACGCTGGTTCACGCTGACAGGTCGTCGCTCCTTGTGGGGCAATTACGCATGGGCGGGCACCGCCATGACACCGCAGGCCAACCCCGCGCAGAACTGGTCGCCTATCGACCCCTCAAAGAGCCTGATCCGCGACGTGACCATGGCGGGCGACCAATACGACCGCAAGACGCTGCTGGCCCAACTGGCCGATGGCGCGCGGCTGCTGGCGCGCTTCAACATCAAGAAGCGGATTGCGGTCTGGGTGCAGGGCGAGGCTGACAGTGACGCGGGCGTCGGGACCGCCGACTACATCACGCATCTCGAGCTGATGATCGCGGACCTCAAGTCGCGCCTGAACCTCGACTATTTCCTGATCTACGAGCTTGGCCGCAAGGGCACCGACTCTGGCAGCATCGCGGCCAACGAACCGGCCAAGGCATTGATCCGCAAGGCGCAAGCCATTGTCTGCGCCAAGCGCGACGACACCTTCATGGTCTTTTCGGGCTGCAAGCAAGAGGGCGCGCTGACCGTCAACGGCTCGGGCTATCATGTCTCGGGCTGGGAATATCTGGTGGACGGGGTTCACAATACAGCAGAGGCGCAGCGGTGCATGGGGCTGACCTCCGCCCGGAACGCGGCGACGATCCTGTCTGCGGCCCCGACGGGCTTCACGACCCTGCGCAACAAGATCAACGCGGGGACGCAGGACGCGACGGTGCTGTTCATCAGCGACAGCCGGGGCAACGAGACCAGCGAACCGCTTTACCTGTTCGCGCTCGATCTGGCTGCGGCGCATCCGACGCACACGGTCGAGTATTACCTTGCCAACCAGTCCACCTTCGCGGGCTATGACGCGCCGGTCACGGTCCAGACCGGCACCGGGTCGCGCAAGATCAAGGTCTACAACGCGGCTGCCTCTGGCTCGGTCCCGGCCTTCTTCATGGGGTCGCGGCGCGCGGCGCTGATCGAGGCCGTCAGCCCGGACGTGGTGATCTGGAACCATGGCGCGAACACGTGGAACGTTCGCGGCGAGTTCATGATGGGCATGGAGCTGGTGCGCCTGCTCCACCCGAACGCGCCTTTCGTCGGCATCCTGCCCTATCCCTTCCGCGACGACACGGTGGTCGAGGGCCGGGTCGCGGACATTCAGGCGATCTTTGCCGACTACACCGACACGCTGCTGGTGGATCACTACAACCCGATGAAGGATGCCGGGAAGCCTTCGGGCTACTATCTGGACAACGCCCATTCCAGCGCCACCGGCTCGGCCTTCCTGCGCAACAAGCTGCGGGATGCCTACCTGCTGACGCGGCCCGGAACGGTCGCGGTGACGCCTGCGGGCATTTCCGCCAACACCACGGCCAACCTGCTGGGCGACGGCCACTTCACGGACCTGATCGCCAGCGGCTATCCGACATCGCCCTGGCAGTCGCTGAGTTCGCCGGTCATTGCCAACGAAACCACGATCAAGCCTTCGGACGCCGCGTCCTCTCTGAAACTGACCGGGCCGACCGCCATGGGCCGGATCGTGCAGTATCTCGACGCCACGGCCCTTGCTGCGGCCAAGGCGGCTGGGTGGGTCACGCTGGCGGTGAAGCTATACGTCCCGGCTGGGTCCGCGACTTCTGTGGGCCGGATCGGCATTTCGCAAGGCGGCACTGGCGCGGTCAGCGAGACCATGCGCGCCGGGGCATTGCAGGGCAATGACGAGTGGGTCTGGTCCTTCATTTCGCTGCCGGTCGCGGCGACGATCACCAGCCTGAGCGCGATCCTTTACTGCGACAGTTCGGCCAACGCGAGCAGCACGGTCTATTATGAGACCGCGACGCTGGTTGCAGGTCGACTGCCGAAGGATCTGGCCTGATTGGAACTTGGACCTCGATCTGGCGACAGATCCTTGGGCCAAGTTGGAACACCTCAAGCTAACCCTTTGCTGAATAATGACCTCAAAATGTCCAACTTTGCAGCGTAAGCGGCTGAAAGATCGGAGGTCGGCACGGCCCTCCCCAGTCCGCCAGAGCAATCCTAACCCCCTGCATTAGCTAGGTTTTTCGGAGTAAGTTCCAAGTCGGTTCGGAAAGTTGGAACTTTCACCGCCAGAAACCGTCCTGCGCAGGTCTGCCGACTTGCTGTAGCGCGCGGCTTCGCTCTGGGTCTCGTGGCCGAGAATCGCCATCCGCTGATCGACGCTCGCGCCGTTCTCGCGGAAGGTCGCGGCGCGGAACTTCCGGATCCCATGCGCCGAGAGATCGGCCAGGCCGGCGGCGGTGCAGGCGCGGCTGAACCATTGCGCCGCGCCCTTGTGCGAGCGCGCCGCGCCCGATGGTGTCACCATGAAGGTGAGGTGCCGGGGCTGTGCGGCCAGAGCGGTGTGCAGGTCATCATTGGCCTCGAACCAGTCCGGGGCGGGGACCGTCCACGGGCAAACCGCGACGCTGCCGGATTTCCTGCGCTGGTAGCTCAACCAGCCATCCTCGATCATCCGCGGCCCCAGGGTGCAGGCATCGCCGATCGAGGCGCATGTCCGATACATCAGCTCGAAGGCCAGCCGCTCGGGCGTCCCGATCGGCCAGTGCTTGCGAAACTTCTGCGCGTCCTCGCGGCCCCATGCCTTGTGACCATCGGTCTTTGGCGTGGCGCGGGTGCGGACGCTGCGCGCCGGATCCTCGTCAATGAGGCCGGCATCCACCGCCCAACGGCAGAACGACCGCCAGACTTTCAGTCGGTTGTTCGCCGGGTGCGCCGCCAGCGGCGCGAGGTCGATCCTGATGTGGCGGGTTCGCAGATCGACCAGGTCCCCCTCGCCATATCGGCGGCGCATGTCGTCGAGCGCCCGGCGCCAGACCATCCGGCTAGAGAGTGCCAGCGCGCTGAATGTCTCGGATCTGAGGTAGGCCACGATCGCCGCGCCGATGGTGCCGGTCGGGTGCGGCTTCTCGGCCTGCGGCTTGCCGACCTGCGGCTCGCCCCCGGCGGCGCGTGCGTATGCTTCCAGGAAACCGGGCGCGTCTGGCGGCAGGTCGGGCAATGCCACACCCTTCTCGCCCTTGGGCCGGTAGTAGAGGCGCGGATTGCCCGAAGGCCAGCGCCCTGACTGGTTCAGGTGCTTGAGTCGGATGCCGCCTGAAACAACTCGTCGCATGACCGCCCTTTGTTTGCCGGTCGCGACGGTAGCCCTGATTCGGGGGGGCCGACAAGAATGCGGATCGAGCCATCGACGCTGACCACGACCTCGCGCACCGGCAATCCCTGGGACAGGACGCCGCAGATGCTGCGCTCGATCAGGGCTTCGGTGCGGCGCGACTTAGCCATGATCGACCTCGCCGGAGGCATGGATCCAGCGGCGGCGGATCGCGTAGCGGCCGAGCGGCAGGCGCAACAGCAGCAGCATCGCCTCGAGCCATGTCCAGCGGATCGCGACCAGGCGGGGGCCTTGCCAGATGGACCAGCCGTCTTTGCGCAGCATTGTTCCCATCACGTGGCCATCCTTTCGCGGGCGTGGCCGCCCCATTGTTGGGCCATCGCGGCGGCGATGCCGGGAAAGAAGCGCGACCGCTCGCGCCAGCGATCGGGGCCGGGGCTGGCCCTGTGGACGCTGGCGCGGGCCGTGGTGCCGTCGAGCGTGCCGGTTGGCGTGAGCGGCGGCAGGCCGCGCAGCCACAGGCAGGTGCGCTTCTTCTCGTTGTCGGGCCCATCGGGGTCGGTGCCGAATTGCCAGGGCTGCACGGTCTGGGTGGCCGGTTGAAAGCCCTCGATCCGCGCCTTGGCGTGGGGGTGCATCACCGGGTTTTCGACGGCGACCATCGGGATGTGCGGGACATTCCAGACGGCCGAGAACAGAGCGGCACCGGCTTCGAGGCTGGACCACATGTAGGCAAGGCGGCGGTTGCGATCCCAGGTCGCATAGTCGGCGGGATAATCCGGCTGGCGCTTGCGCGGCGGCTCGGTCAGCCAGCGCACCCCGGAATTGCAGAGGCGGGTGCATGGCGGGTGCATCACGGCCAGCATATCCCACTGGCGCCAGGCCATCACGTCGCGCACGTCGCCGATGATGTGGCGGTTGCTCGGGGTCTCGGCCGGCAGCAGGTCACAGGACCAGGCGTTGTGGCCGAGTGCCAGGAAGGCATCGCGCACCACCCCGGACTGTTCGCAGCCGATCAGGATGTTGAGGGGTTCAGTCATTGGGCGACCCCCGGTCTGCTTTCATGACCGTCCCGTCACTGGCTATCCTGGGGGTAACGCCGCCCTGGCGGGTGACGAGGTATTGCACCCCGGTTCCGTAGTCCGTTTGGATGACGAATCCGCTGCGCATCCGGTTGGCCGGGTCGTCGGTTTCATCGTAGCCGAGCAGAATACTCAATGTGCCGGTGAGAGCGGCGAATACACAGAGGTAGATGATCAAGTAACGAAACATCCTCCGTTCAAGCGCCTTGACGTTTGCACCGGCGAAAACAACAGCCAGATTGGCAGCACTCTCGGCAGTCAAGAAGTAGGTGGGCCGCGATGCTGTGGCGTCAGGTTTGGCGTCAGCCATTCGCATGGACTCCTTCGTCGCGGGCGATGTTCAGCCGTTTGCGGGTTTCGTCGTCTGGGGCGGCGCGGACCAGCGTCTTGTAGGCGGTCTGGATAACCTCGGGGCTGGCGTTGGCGCGCAGGCCGAGGACCTGCCACCAGCTCTCTTTCGGGATCGCGGTGGCGGCGGGCGGCGGGGGCAGGGCGGTCAGGCCCCGGAAGGTGGTGCGGACCATCTCGATGCCCGCGTGGCGCAGCTCGGTGCGGCGAGCCTCGATGACGTGGTGGATGGCTTGCAGGTTCTCAGCGACTTTCTGGTAGCGGTCGACGGCGATGCAGCGCTGTTCGCCATCCCAGAGAAACCAGACCGCCACGCCGGTATCGGCGGGCTGGGCGTTTGACAGCCCGGCGACGTTGGAGGTGATCGAGACGGCGGTGGCCTGCCGCCCGCTATCCTGCGCGAACAGGCGCAGGCTGTTTTCGACGTTGGCCAGCGCGGCGGCCAGGGTGGTCCGGAAGCGCGACTGCTCCCTGCGAGCCGAGCGGCGCTGGTGGTCTGGCCATTGCAGGGGATAGGGGTGGATCATCGGGAACCTCTGTCAGTCTGGCGCGGACGGGCACGGCCAGCGCGCCCTCGAAGGCCTTGGGGTTTTGGGTGAAGTAGATCTGCTGCACCGCCTCGAGCGCGTCAGCGCGGGAATGGGCGACGGTTTCGGGCAAGAGGACGTGGCAATCGTCCTTTGACAGCCGGATGGCCCAGAGATCGACCGGGGGTGCGGTCCGGGACATCAGCGATGCACCTTGTAGCTCATGAACAGCGAGACCAGCCGGGAGAAGCCGACCAGGCGATAGATGCGATAGCCGCGCCAGAGGCGGACAAGGAACGGGCGGCGGCGCAGGCGGATCGGGGACGGGTCGGTCAATCGTCCTCTCCAACTGTCGCGAGTTTCAGGGTCAGGGCGGCGAGGAGGTTTTTCGCCGCGTCGACCGTGGCGCTGTCTTCGACCAGGTCGTCGAGCTCGATCACGGTGAGGCAGGCGCGGCGCAGGCGGGCGTCGGAATGGGCCTCGGGATCCGCGAGACGGCCCATGGCGATAGAGAGGCGCGCGGCATCGACGCCGCGATAGGCCTTGGCGTGGCGTTGCGCGGTCACGCGGCCAGCCCTCCGGGGTCGCGCAGCGATCGGCTGGCGGCCTTGGCCCAGGCGTTGACCGCGGCCTCGGGGGTGCCGCCGGAGGCAAAGATGCCCAGAAGCGAGACCTCGATCTCGAGCGGGCCCCAGCCATGGCGGGGGTCGGGCTCGACCAGGGTGCCGCCATGTTCGATCAGGGCATCGCGGAACAGCTCGTCGCGCTGTTCGCGCGGGGTCTGGTAGATGGCCTCGATCAGCTCGGCGCGGGATGCGGCCAGCATCTGCGGCCCGGTGAAGGCGTGGCGGCGCATCAGCGCGGGATGGGGGGTGGTGGGGAGAATGCCAACCATGTCTATTCGGCCTCCAGCCTGTCGGCGTGGCGATCGAGCCACTGGGCGACCTTGCGCACGTCTGCCGACCGCATGTCGGGCCGGTCGCGGACATAGTCGAAGAAGGTCTTGATCAGCAGCCAGGGCGGCAGGTCGCCGGCGGCGGCAATGAATTCCTCGACCAGCGGGTCGAGCGGTGCGCGGATGGTGCGCGGGCGGCATTCGATGCCGAAGGCGTTGACGGTGCCCTGCATCACGCCGCCCCCAGATCGTCGGGATGGCCGGGCCAGGCGCGGCCGGCGCCCTGACCCTGGGCCAGCAGGCGCAGGAGGCGCAGACGCAGCGGGTGGCAGGTCTGGCCGCGCGCGGCCAGCAGGACATGCCAGGCGGTGCGGCGGGATTCGTAGTCATCCGCGAAGTGTTCTGGGTTGGTGACGACGACCAGCGCATCGTGCAGCTGGTCGAGGCTGGGCGTCGGGTTGGGTTGGGAGTGCATCGGGGTGCTCCATCACAAGGGCGATGGCGCAATAGTTGTCACAGGGAGAACATTATCGTCAAGAGAAAAGTTCACTAGCAGACAACTGACGAGCCGGGGTTCTCTGCGGGGCGAATGTGGCGGGCAATCGATTCGGCTGTCTGGCCGATTTTCGGGCTTGATTTCTAGCTGACCTGTCGCCCAACTCCGGATTGTCGCCGCGCGGTGCGTGGTCAACTCAAGGAGTCAAAGATGTTTCTGGTTATCTGGATCGGGTTGGGTGTCGTGACGGCTTTGGCGGCGGGCGCGCGGGGCCGCAATCCCTTCGTGTGGCTGCTCATCGGCTGCCTGACCGGCGTGTTCGGCCTGATTGCCGTGCTGGTGATGGAAAACCTGAGCCGCCCCAAGACCTGATCAGCTGCTGGCAACGCCCGCGCCGCGCAGGCTGCCGCGAACAGCGCCCAGAATGGCGACCATCTGCGAGGCCGGATCAAGCCGGAGAGGCGGATCTGCGGGGTCGTCGGAGATCAGCCAGGGCGCGACCCAGCGTCGCAGCAACGTTGCCGCAACGCCAGCGTCATCCACGAAGGTGGCCAGCACGACATCGCCATCTGTCGCCTGTCCCTGCATGTCGACGATCAGGGCATCGCCTTTCATGATGCCGAAGCCGGTGCAGGACTTCCGGGCCTGAAACACTTCCGGGCGGCGCACATCCGGGGCGACTGCCCGGAGCAGGCTCGCCATGTCGTTGACCCTGGCGGGAGAGAAGGGCACCGCCTCGCTTTCGGAAAAGCCTTGGGACACAGTTTCCTCGGGCAGGTCATCGGCATCGTAGAGTGCTGCCGGGCTGACCTCGAGGACGGCCACGATCTTGTGCAATGTGGCCAGTGACGGCCGCTTCTTGCCGGCCACGATATCGCTGATGAAGCTCTTGTTGACGCCGATGGCGTCGGCCAGCGCCGTCTGCGACATGCCAACTTTTTTCAGCAGGGGGCCAAGGGCAAGTTTCATTGGCCCATTGTGCCCTTTCGGGATGCGGATCGCGATCATCTGGGGGCCAACACTTGTCTGTGGGAGAACTTTCCTCTTGACGAGGTGGAGTTGTCTGTAAGAGAACTTGCCACATGTTCGCAGATCACATCATCCGCAGCGGCAAGAGCCGCGCCGCCTGGGCCGCCGAGCTTGGCATCAGCAAATCGTATCTGTCGCATCTGGCGAACGGTGACCGGCAACCATCGCTCGAGATTGCCGCCAAGATCGAGCGACTGACCAACGGAGCCATCCCGGCGGCCAGCTGGATCCCGGATCACCGCAACCCGACCCACACCCCTCAGGAGGACGCTGCATGACACCTCGGTTCACCCTGACCATGAGTCCGACCCATCGCCCGCCGGTGCGGGACTGCGACGCCGGCATCTGGCGGCGCGCGGACATTGCCGCCGCCGAGGACCGGCTTCGCCCGATACTTGCGGCGGCGGAGGCACATCTGTCGACACGGGCGCTAGAGCGTCAGCGGCTGGGAGAGGTCGAGCAACAGCGCCGCCCCTTCCGGCATTTCGTCGGCCTCGAAGCCGTCCGCGAGGTGCTCAAGCTGTTCGCGAAGGTCGGCGGCCGTTTGAGGGGGCAGCGAGGCAATGAGTAGCCGCAGCACGAATTTCGTGGCGAGGTTCTGTTCGGCCAGTTCGACCAGGGCGCCGTGCGCGGCCGCCAGCCGGTTTTCGGTGGTGCGGCTGATGTCTCCGAAAGGGTCAAGGCGGCGAAGGAAAGCTTCCATTGCATGTCTCCTGTCTGATGTGGCGGGGCCCCGCGCATGAATGCCCGGCGCGCCCGTATTGACGACGATGGCCCGGCCCCCGCCAACCTTTCGGTCAACGATTCGGTCAGCGATTCGGTGGCCTTGCCGCCCGAGACTAGCCGGGCGCTGGTTACAAAGTCCCAGTCCAATCTTTTGGTCCAAAGTTTTGGATCGAACGTGCTCTACCTGCGCCCGATCCGGTCGGACGATTTCAAGCGCTGGTTCGCGCCGGCCTTTTCGCGCTGGCTGCAGGAGGCCTTCGACAGCCCCGAGCAGGTGGCGGCCGCCTTCAACGTGCGCAACGCCACCGCCTGGAACTGGTGGCACGGCGACAACCGGGCCAGCGGCGACACGGTGGCGCGGATGTTCATGACGTTTCCCGAGGCCGCGGCCTGGTTCCTGAAAGAGTGGGAGGAGCATTGATGACTGATCGAGACCTGTGCGCGATGGTGGATGCGCGGCTGTTGCAGGCGGCGCTGCTGAACATCCAGCTCGAGCTGATCGTCGAGGATCTGCAGCGGCGGCTGAACCCGACCGGCAATGACGCGATCGAGGATGCGATCGTCGATCGCGTCTACAACGAGACCGGCAGCGCCGAGGAGCTGCTGGCGCGGATCGCCGAGATCCCGCGCGATGCCCATGCCGTCACCCATCTGGGCGGACGGGCATGAGCGGCCCGTCAAAAGTTTTGGATCAAAACGTTGGGGCAGAGCGCCGAAGCGCCGCCCCATTCGGCCAGCGTCTGCCTGTTCGCTGGTCGCGGGTGCGGTCTGTGACTGGGGGGGCCGCACCCACCCTTCCCAACGTCGCGGCCAGGGCAATCACTCCGCCCGGTAGGGGCCATACCGCCGGGGGGCGTGGCCGGCCGCATGACGTGCCCCCTGCCTCCCTGTTGACCTCGGGGGCAGGCTTGTGTCCTGCCCCCGGTTTTTCGGGGGGACGGTGATGGGTCAGAACCGGTCATCAGCAGTGATGCAGCAGCGCTCGGAGCCGCATGGCTCGCTCGACGATTTCCCGACCCCGCCCTGGGCCACGCGGGCACTCTGCGAGCAGATCAATTGGTTCGACCTCCTCAAACCACAGATTTGTCGCGAGCCTGCCGCCAATCGGGGCCACATGGTTGGGGTGCTTAAAGAAGAGTTTCGCGAAGTCGAGGCGGCAGACATCTTCGATTACGGCGTGGGTTTCCCGGTCCGCGACTACCTGTTCGGGCCGCCGCCGGAGCGGGTCGGCTGGACGATCACCAATCCGCCATTCCGGCTGGCCGAACAGTTCATCTTGCGGGCGCTGGAAACCAGCGATGACGGCGTGGCGGTGCTCGTGCGCAGCGCGTTCCTGGAAGGGGTCGGGCGGTATCGCAACCTGTTTTCAAGGATGGCCCCCAGCCTTATCCTGCAATTCACCGAGCGGGTGGTGATGCATCGCGGAACGCTGTCGGCCAAGGGCAGCACCGCCACCGCCTATTCGTGGTTGATCTGGTCGGATCTGAAGCGCCGCAGGAAATACCCGCACGGCAATAATCTGCAGTTCGGGTGGATCCCGCCCTGCCGCAAGCGGCTGGAACGCGCGGGGGATTATGCATGAGCTACCGCAAGATCGACATCGGTGACCGCAAGATTGCCGGGGCCAGGGCGTTGGCGCGGCCGGAGGTCACATGGCTGCCGATCGCCAAGCTGGTGATCGACGAGGATTACCAGCGGCCGCTGGCCAAAGGCAACTGGACCCGGATCGGCAAGATCGCCGCCAGTTTCACCTGGTCGCATTTCACGCCTCTGCTGGTGGCGCCGATCGAGGATGGCTGGTGGTCGATCATCGATGGCCAGCACCGCACCCATGCCGCGCTGATCGCCGGGCAGACCGAAGTGCCGGCGATGATTGTCGAGATGTCGGTGGCCGAGCAGGCGGCGGCATTCTCGCAGGTCAACGGCCAGGTCACCGCCGTGAGCGTCTCTCACCTCTACAAGGCGGGCGTGGTGGCGGGCGAGCCCTGGGCGCTGGCCGCGACCAAGGCGGTCGAGGATGCCGGGGCGCAGCTGATGACCTACAATCCGTCAGGGGCGGCCAAGAGGGCAAGGCAGGTCTGGTGCGTGGGCCTGATCCGCGACGAGATCCGCAAGGGGCGGGCGTCGCTGATCACGCTGGCGCTGAGCGCCATCCGCCGCTCGGAGATGGGCGGCGATGCAGGCATGTGGGATTTCACGGTGCTGCGTGGCTGGCTCGGGGCATTGCACGAGGTGCCGCGCGCGCAGCGGCGGGATCTCGCGGCATTCCTCAGCCTGCACGATCTGCGCGATCTGCGCCGCAAGGTCGACATCCTGCGCGCCCGGCCCGACTTCGCCGGGCGTGGCCCCGCGGGGCTGTTCAAGGACAGCATCGTCGCGCTGCTCGGCAAATGGGTTGCGGATGGGGGCGGCAAATGAGCCTCGACCAGGCATTGCTGGCAGCGCTTTTGTCGCTCGACGCGGAGTGCGACGGCGCGCCCGAGGCGGTGCCGGGAGCACCGCGGGCGGTAATGGCCCGCGAGATGGCCGCCGATCTGGTCGTCGAGCTGGCGCGGTTGCCGCGGCTGGCGATGCGCGCGCGCATCATCGTTCCCGCGAAAGAGGACGCGCCGGAAGCCGACGAGATCGGGCGCCAGCCATTGCGGGCGATGATCGAGGAGCAGGTTGCGGCGGATGCGCGGCGGATGCCCTGGCCGGAAAGCTGGTGGGAGCGGGCCGATCCGGCCGATGTGCAGGCCTGTTTCGATCTCTGGGGATACGTGCTCTCGCATTGCCTGCTGTCGGCGATCGAGGAGATTTTGAGCCTGCCGCAGCCTTCGGGCCAATATGCCTATCGCAGCATCGAGCGCGGCTGGATCGGCAGCCGGGATTTTCACATCGTCTGTTCGCTGGCGGGGTTCGACGGGGCGGCGGTGGCCGAGGCCGTGGCCCGCGACCCGGAAGGGGTCTATCGGCGGCTGGCTCCATCGCGGGGCAGGCCACCGCGCAAGGGGGCGGCGGCATGACGGGGCGCCATTACAGCCCGACCGTGGCCTTTGCCATGAACGCGCTGGCCATGGCCTACCGGGCCAAGTCGGGCCAGTTGCAGCGTGACGAGGCCAAGAAACTGGCCGTCTCGGCCGCCGAGCTGCTGCCCGACAGCGGCCATGCCGCGCTGGCCGCGCGGATGTTCGAGATGGGGGCGCGCAAGGACCCGGTGCGGGCCGGTGAGGCATTGCTCGATGTGGTGGGCGGGTGGTTCGACCGATTGCCGCCCGAGGAGCAGGCCGAGATGCAGGCCGAGACGCAGGGGGTCGATCCGGCGCTGCATCCCTGGCAGACGCGCAAGGATTGCGGGCTATGAGCGCGGTGGCCAAGCGGCGGGCGCCGCATCCCGAGGAGCAGGCGCTGGTGGCGGCCTGCGCGGCCTATGTCTGCGCGCCGCGGGGATCTGCGCGCCACATCTCGGCCGAGCGGATCGCGCTGGTGCTGAGGGCCTGTTCGCGGCTCGACGACAAGACGCGGATGGAGATCGATTTCGGGCCCTGCGGGGCATTGCTGGATCATGCCCGCCACCTGGTGAAGGTCTGGCCGAATGTGCTCGGCGAAGGGGGAATGTCGCGGGCACTGTTCTTGTATTTCGCCGAGAGGGTCGAGGAGCGCGCGGAGCGCCTGGGGCTGGTTCTCGAACCGGCGCGCGGGGTGGTCTGATGAAGCAACAGGCGGATCCGAGGCTGCCCGATGCGCAAGCGATTCCGATCATGAAGATCGCCGGGCGGCTCGGGATCAGGCAGTTGAAGCGGCACGGGCACGAGTATGTCGGGCCATGCCCCAGCTGCGGCGGCACCGACCGTTTTGCCATCAATCCGCGCAAGGGGGTGTTCATCTGCCGCAGCGGCTGTTCGGACGCGGGCGCGGACGGGATCGGGCTGGTGCGGCTGGTGCTGGGCTGCGATTTCAAGGCGGCACTGTCCTGGCTGGTGGGCGAGGCCGATGTGCGGCTGGACCCGGCCGAGGCGGCCCGGCGCGACGAGGACGGCGACACGACCACGGCGGCGGCGGAGGCCCGTTCCGAGCGTGAGCGGAAGAAGTCGATCGCGGCGGCGCGCGCCATCTGGGGCGAGGGTATCGCGGCGGCCGGCACCCTGGTTTCGGCCTATCTGGCGCGCCGGGGCCTGCCGCCCGAGATCGCCGATGCGCCGCCTGCCTGCCTGCGGTTCCATCCGGCGCTGCGCTACGCGGTGCATGGGGGGCAGGGCTGGCAGGTGGTGCATACCGGACCGGCCATGCTGGGGGCAATCGTGGCCCAGAACGGCGCGATCACGGCGGTGCATCGGACCTGGCTCGATCTCGACCAGCCCAAGGGCAAGGCGGTGCTGACCCAGGGCGGGGAAGTGCTCGGGGCCAAGAAGGTGCTGGGATCGAAGAAGGGCTGCACCATCCGGCTGTCGCATCCAAGGGGCGATGCCTTCGACACGCTGGTGATGGGCGAGGGGATCGAGACCACGCTGACGGCGCTGGCGGCCGATGTCTATGGCCCGCGCTGCGCCTATTGGGCCGGGATCGATCTGGGCAACATGGCCGGCCGCCGCCTGGCGGGGCCGGGGCTGCGCTATTCCGGCCTGCCGGACCTCGAGGACCGCGAGGCCTTTGTGCCGCCGCCCTGGATCACCCGGCTGATCTACCTGATGGACGGGGATTCCGAGCCGCGCATGACGCGGGCGCAGCTCGAGGCCGGTCTGCGGCGCGCCAGGTCGCGCAATGCCGCCTTGCGGATCCAGATCGCCCATGCGGGCGCGGGCCGCGATCTCAACGATGTGCTGATGGGGGAGAATGACGATGCTGATTGCGCGGATTGAGGGTGCGACCCGAACGATCGGCAAGTCGCAGGGCTATCTCGGGTTGCCGCTGCGCGACGAGGCGCGTGTCGATCCGGTGAGCGGGTCCGAGGTAAATGTCATGACTTCGGCCTGGCAGCCGACGCCGGCGGAACTGGCCGCGCTGGTCATGGGCGCGACGATCCACGTGTCGCTGTTCGGCGAGCAGCATCCGCCGATCCTGGTTGCGGTCGGCCCCCTGCCCGGGGGTCCCGATGTCTGATCCGGTGCGGCATCCCAGGCATTACAACAGCCATCCGTCCGGCGTCGAATGCCTGACCATCACGCGCCACATGGGGTTCAACCTCGGGAACGCGATCAAGTATATCTGGCGGGCCGATCTCAAGGGGCAGGCGATCGAGGATCTCGAGAAGGCGATCTTCTACATCGAGGACGAGATCGAGCGCCGGAGGTCGATGCCATGACCGATGCCGGGATCAATACCGGCACCATTGCCATTCCCGATGCCAGTCCGCGCGACCGCGAGGTGCAGCATGTCGCGCTCGAGCTGGTGGCGGCCTATGCGTTCCGCGAGGCGGTGGCGGTGCTGACGGCCCGGCTGCGCGAGATCGCTGCAACGCAGCAGACCCATATCGAGAGGGTGTTCCTGGACTGGTCCGATCTGGACCAGTCGGAGCGTCCGGACTTCCTGACCTACGCCCATCATCGGCGCAATCCGGAGCTAGAGAGCGCATGACCAATCCCGACGATCCGCTCGACCGTGTCCGCGCCGTGCTGGCCGCGCCAGAGGATGTCGACATGGCCGGGGTGCCGGTCGATGACGGGCGGGGTGATGGCGACGGACTCGACGATGACGGAATGGACGGATGCGAAGACGAGGCGCGGTTCGGGCCTCCCGCGCCCTCCCTGCCGGATATGCCCGCTGCCGCGCGCTGCGTCGGATTGCCGCTCAACGATTTTGGCAACGGCCAGCGCTACACCATCCATTTCGGCGAGGATCTGATATTCGTGCCGCGCGTCGGCTGGTTCGTCTGGACCGGCCAGATGTGGGCGATGGATCCCGATGGCATCCAGGTGCGGCGCAAGGCCCAGCAGCTCGCCGGGTTGATCCTCGACGAGATCGCCCATGTCACCCATTCCGAGAAGGACCAGGCCATTGTCGACTGCGCCTCGGACCTGATGGCCGAGCGGCTTACGCTCGATGCCATCGCGCCCAAGGACCGCACGCTCGAGCAGAAGCGCCGGTTGCGAGTTGTCGATGACGAGCTGGCGCGGATCGCCGATGCGCGCGACCGGCTGTCCAAGCGCAAGGCCAACCTGCGCAGCCATTCCCGCGGGTCGGGCAATTCGCCCAAGATCAAGGCGGCGATCGCCGAGTCCGAGACGTTCCTGGCGCGCGGCCTCAATGACCTCGATGCCAATCCTCTGATGGTCAACTGCCTGTCCGGCGCGCTCCTGTTCAGCGGCAGGCGCGGCCTGGCCGCCTCTGTCGCCGTGCTGCCGCACGAACGCGACCAGCTCCTGACCAAGATCATGCCGGTGCCGTGGGCCCCGGCTGCGCCCTGTCCGATGTTCATGGCCTTTCTCGAGCGCATCCAGCCCGACCCGGAGATGCGCGCCTTCATCCGGCGCTGGTTCGGTCTGTCGATGACATCGCTGACCGGCGAGCAGAAGCTGACCTTCTTCTACGGGGGCGGCGCCAACGGAAAGTCGGTGCTGGTCGACCTGATGGCCCGGATGATGGGCGACTATGCTGCCACAGCCAAGATCGAGAGCCTCACGGGCCGCAACCGGCGCTCTGGCGGCGATGCCACGCCCGACCTGGTGCCGCTGATCGGCGCGCGCCTGGTGCGGGCCTCCGAGCCCGAAGAGGGAGAGCGGTTGCAGGAGGCCAAGATCAAGGAGCTGACCGGCGGCGAACCGATCCTGGTGCGCGCGCTCAACGAGGATTTCGTCGAGGTGAAGCCGCAGTTCAAGCTGACCATCAGCGGCAACCACAAGCCCGAGATCCGCGGCAATGACGATGGCATCTGGCGGCGCGTGCTGCTGGTGCCGTTCGACGTGCAGATCCCGAAGGACGAGCGCGATCCGCATCTGGGAGAGAAGCTCTGGGAAGAGCGCGCTGGCATCCTGCAATGGATGGTGGCCGGGCTGCTGGATTACCTGCAGAACGGGCTGCGCGAGCCGGGCGCGGTTCTGGTGGCCACCGAGGAATACCGCGAGGCCTCGGACCCGCTCGGCAACTTCGTGGAGGCCTGCTGCGTGGTGACCGGCGATCCGGGCGACACGATCCGCACCGCCACCCTGATCGAGGCCTTCAACTACCACCGCCGCGAGGAGGGCCTCGAGCAGTGGAAGGGCACCACGGTGTCGCGCCAGCTGCCGGGCCTCGCGCAGCGCTACCGATCCGGGTCGGGGGCGCGCCTGACCAAGGGCAAGTCCTCGGTCTCGCAATATGAGGGTATCCGATTCACGGACGTGTTCCGCCGCCGGTTCGACAATGCGCCGCGCGACAATCGCGGCCAGATCACCGGCATCACGACAGATGCCGACGACCCAGACGACCGGCCGGTCAAGCGCGCGGACGGCTACAATCCCGACGACTGGTGAACCCCCGCGCCCCCGTTTCGGCAGCAAATGGGAGGCTCGGGAGGGTAGAGCGCCGAAGTTGGGAGACTGGTGAGGCTGAGGGGGTGCGGGGGAATTGATGGAATATCAGGCACTTGAGAGGCGATTTGGGAGCGTGGGAGGCTAGGGAGGCAGTTTCTGGGTCCTATATATATCATGATGAGTTGGGGGTTTCTTCCGGGGAACTCTCTCTATGCGGGGGCTGCAATATGCCTCCCTACCCTCCCTACCCTCCCAACACTCACCTTTAAGATAAGAAAATCAATACGATAAGCAGGCTTGAAATCTGGGAGGGTAGTAAAATGGCGAAAAGCTACCCTCCCATCCTCCCAAACCGGGAAAAGGGGCAGAACATGGTCAAGATGGACAGGGCGAGCGGGTTGCAGCGGCTGGAAGAGGAGGCCGGGCGGCTGGCCAAGATCCGCAAGGCGGCGGTGCCGCCGGCCGAGTGTTCGTTCCAGATCGGGGCTGCGCCGGCGCGGGGGCCGCAGGTGGTGTTCCGCGATGTGCAGGTGGTGCTGACCGCCTCGGGGCCCCGGCTGCGGCAGGGCACCGTGCAGGGGCAACATGCCGCCCGCGTGGCCTCGGCCTTCCAGCGGATGGAGGATCAGCGGCGGCGGCGCGCGCCCGATGCGGCGCCGCTGTTCACCGCCGCCCAGGTGGATGCCGGGCTGGCCTATGCGGCGCTGACCGAGCGCTGGCTGTCGGCGGGTGTGAAGTGTTCCTCGGTCGAGGCGATCGGGCAGGGCGGCGGTGGCGGCTCGTTCATCGATGCGGTGATCGCCGATGGTGAGCGGCTGACCCGGATGCGGGCGGCGATCGGGGTTGGCATCGCGCTGCGCGCCTCGGGGCCAGCAGCACATGCGGACCGTGGCCGGCGGCTGATCCGGGTGCGCGACCTGGTCGATGCGGTCTGCATCGATGGCCGGACGCTGAGCGAGCTGCTGGTGCGGTTCGGCTGGTCAGGCGTCACAAAGAACCGGATGCGCCTCATGCCCCATATCTGTAGCGCTCTGGACCGGATGCAGGGGCTGTGATCGCCGGGGCGACAAAATGTAGATTGACGGACGGTATCACCGGATGCTAATGACTTGGCATCATCAGAGATTGCGCCCGGCGGGAACAGCTTCCCGGTCCGGGCTTTGCTATGTCCGGGTAGAGCAGAGGTAGCTCGCGTGGCTCATAACCACGAGGTCGCGGGTTCAAGTCCCGCCCCGGCAACCAGGTGAACAGGTGAAGCGTGGGTAAATTGAAGGGGCGCGGGCTCAAGCCGCGGCTGACCCCGATGAAGCCGCGTCTTGCGCCGATGAAGGACCGGCCCGGCGAGGATGCCTCGCGGCGGTCAAAGGACTGGCTGAACACGTCGAGGTGGCAGGCGTTGCGTCGTCAGGTTCTGGCGCGGGATGGCTTCACCTGTCAGCAGACCGGCGAGCCGCTGATCGGGCGGTATCCGGCGTGGAACAGCCCGGTGGTCGATCACATCGAGCCACATCGCGGTGACCCGGAGCTGTTCTGGGACGCCGACAACCTGCAGTCGGTGTCCAAGGAATGGCACGACCGCACGAAGCAGAGCATGGAGAAGCGCGGCCTGGCTTGAGGGGGGGTGGTCGAAAGTCCGCAGCCTTCCGGCCCCAGACCCGCCTCCCCCAACGTCGGAGATTTTTTTGCATGGGTTTGGAATTTGACCTGCTGGGTGACCCGATCAACCCGAAACATGGCCAGCCGGGCCGCAATGAGCATGTGCCGACTGCGGCCAATGCCAGTAAAATAAGGACTTTACTGATTGCCGGGATGCCGGTCGGGCGCATCGCCCAGGAGATCGGCCTCTCGGCCCCGACGCTGCGGCGCCATTATTTTCAGAGCGGCAAGATCAACCGCGAGCTGGCCCGCGAGATGGCCCTGGCCGAGGCACGGGCGAAGAACTTCCTGCAGATCCAGGCGGCGGCCGATGACGGCAATGTCAGTGCCATGAAGGAAATGCGCCAAGTCCTCGAGAGGATGGTGATGGAAGACCAGGCCCGCAAGTTCGGCGACAAGAAGAAGGCGAAGAAACCGGCGCTCGGGAAGAAGGAACAGGCCAAGGTCGATGCGGTTGCGCCGGTCAGGGACGGCACCTGGTCCTTCCTGGACGGTAGCAACGGGACCGGCGAGATCCACTGATGCCATTCGACGGTGATCTGTCCTGTCCGGACTGGGTTGAACGGTTGCGCGCGCACCAGGTGCCGATGCCCGATCTGCCGCTGGACGAGAAGCTCGCCGGAACCGCCGTGCGATGCCTCGACCAGCTGAGGCTGCCCGATGTGATCGGCCAACCGACTTTCGGTGAAGTCGGCGGCGACTGGTTCCGGAGGATCCTCGCGACCCTCTTCGGCTGTGTTGACCCGGAGACCAAGGTGCGCCACATCACCGAACTGTTCCTGATGGTGCCGAAGAAAAACGGCAAGACCACCCATTCGGCGGCGCTCGGCCTGGTGGCGCTGCTGGTCAACCAGGTGCCGAATGCCGAGATGGTCATCATCGGTCCGACACAGGCAGTGGCGGATGTTTGCTTCCACCAGGCGCAGGAAATGATTGCCGCCGACGAGCGGCTGCTGGCGTGGTTCCATCCACAGCCACACCGAAAGACCATCACCGACCGCCGCAACGGCGCGGTGCTGCGCATCAAGAGCTTCGACATGAACGTGGTGACCGGCTCGATCCCGATCTTCGCGATCATCGACGAGCTGCACCTGATGTCGTCGAAGAGTTATGCCAAGAAGGTGATCGGCCAGATCCGGGGCGGCATGAACAAGGTCAACTGCCTCCTGGTCTTCATCACCACCCAGTCGGCCGAGGAGCCGGCGGGCGTGTTCCGGACCGAGCTGAACCATGCGCGCGCCGTGCGCGACGGGACCACTCCGAGCGAAGGCCTGCTGGCCGTCCTCTACGAGTTTCCCGAGGAGATGCAGCTCGATCGGGAGCAGCCCTTTCTCGATCCGGCCACCTGGCCGATGATCATGCCGAATATCGGCCGCTCGGTGTTTCCCGAGCTGCTCGAGCGCGAATATCGCAAGGCCAAGGCCAAGGGAGCCGAGGATGTGCAGCTGTGGCTGTCGCAGCATCTGAACATCCAGATCGGTGTCGGCCTGCATTCAGACCGCTGGGCCGGCGCTGACTACTGGGAAGAGCGGGGACAGGACGGGCTGTCGCTGGCCGAGATCAAGGCAAGCTCGGATGTCTGCGTGGTCGGCATCGACGGCGGCGGGCTCGATGACCTGCTCGGCCTGTCGGTGATCGGACGCCACCGCGAAACGCGCGACTGGCAGTGCTGGGCGCGAGCCTGGGTGCAGGATGACGTGCTCGAGAACCGCAAGGAGATCGCCGAGCGGCTGCAAGACTTCGCCGCGGCCGGCGAACTGGTGATCTGCGAAGACCTGGCCGAAGACATCGAGGCGGTGGCCGACATCTGTGCCGATCTGAACGAAGCCGGACTGCTGCCGGAGGATGCGGCGATCGGCCTCGACCCGGAAGGGGTGGCCGACATCGTCGACGCGCTGGCGGCGCGCGGGCTGACCGACGAGCAGATCGTGCCGATCAGCCAGGGCTACAAGCTGAACGCGGCGATCAACGGCCTGCCGCGCAAGCTGAAGAAGGGATCGTTCGTGCATTGCGGCCAGTCCCTGATGGGCTGGTGCGTGGGCAATGCCAAAACGGAAGTCAGAGGGAATGCGCGCATGGTGACCAAGCAGAGATCCGGGCTGGCAAAGATCGATCCGCTCATGGCGACGTTCAACGCGGTCATCCTGATGAGCCGGAACCCCGAGGCGAAGGGGACGGCGGCTGACGACTATTTCGCATCGCTGGCGCGCGCCTCGTGAGCATCCTTCGCAAGATGGCCGATGCGGTCGTGCGCAGACTGACGGTGCACGAGTTCGATGGCTGGGTGCCGCAGTCGCAACAGGCCGATTCCGGCGAGGCGGTCAGCGAGAGCGTGGTGCTGTCACTGTCGGCGGTCTGGGCCTGCGTCAACCTGCTGGCCGGAACAATCGGATCGCTGCCGCTGATGGTCTATGCCCGCAACGGCACATCTCGCCAGGTGATGGCCAACCATCCGCTTTACCGCCTGCTGCATGACAGCCCGAACTACGACCAGACGGCAGTGGACTTCTGGGAGTTCGTCGCCGCCTCGCTGGAACTGTGGGGCAATGCCTATGCGCGCAAGGTGCGCGAGAACGGCAAGATCGTGGCGCTCGAGCCGATCTCGCCCAACCTGGTGGTGGTGCGCCGCCTGGCCGATGGCTCGATCGAATACCGCTGGACCGAGCGGGGCCGCACCCAGAAGATGGGCGATCCCGACATCCTGCATATCCGCGGCTTTGGCGGCAATCCGCTGGGCGGCATGTCGACGCTGCATTTCGGGCGCAACAGCTTTGGCCTGTCCCGCGCCATCGATCGCGCGGCGGGCAGCACATTCAAGAACGGGATGCGCCCGAGCGGCGCGCTGGCCTTCAAGGATTACCTGTCGGCCGAGAAGCGCAAGGTGGCAGAGGAGCTACTGACCGAGAAGTTCATCGGCGCGGTCAATGCCGGGCGGCCGCTGATCCTCGAGGGCGATACCAAATGGGTGCCGCTGACCATCAACCCGGAAGACGCGCAGATGCTGGAAAGCCGCCGGTTCTCGGTCGAGGAGGTCTGCCGGTTCTTCGGGGTGCCGCCGCATATGGTCGGGCATACGGAAAACGCTACCAGCTGGGGCACCGGGCTCGAGCAGCAGACGCTGGCTTTCCAGAAGTTCACCCTGCGGCGTCGGCTGAAGCGGATCGAGCAGGCGCTGGAAAAGCAGCTGCTGACGCCGGCCGAGCGCGGCAGCGGCCTCTGCATCGAATTCAACCTCGAGGGACTTCTGCGCGGTGACAGCGTCGGTCGCGCCACCTTCTATCGGGAGATGTCGGGCATCGGGGCCATGACCATCAACGAAATCCGGCAGCTGGAAAACCTGCCGCCGGTCGCGGGCGGCGAGGTGCCGCGGATCCAGATGCAGAACCAGCCGATCACCCAGTCGACCGGCCCCACGCAGATCGAGGAGAGCAAGCCATGACAATGATGACCAAGGTCGGGGATGCCGTCCTGAAGATCAAGGCCCTGGAGAAATCGGGCGAGTTCGAGGGCTATGCCAGCACGTTTGGCGGTGAGCCGGATGCCTATGGTGATGTAATCGCGCCCGGCGCCTATGCGGACAGCCTGGCGCAACATGCCGCCAAGGGCACGATGCCGAAGATGTTCTGGCAGCATGATCGCGACAAGCCGATCGGCAAATGGCTCGCGGCCAGCGAGGACGATGCCGGGTTGCTGGTCCGGGGCCGCCTGAACCTCGGGGTGCAGCTGGGGCGCGAGGCCTACGAGCTCCTGAAGGCAGAGGACATCGACGGCCTGTCGATCGGCTACCGGATCCTGGAATACTCGGTCGATACCGAAAGCGAGATCTGGACGCTCGAGAAACTCGACCTGGTCGAAGTCTCGGTGGTGTCGATCGGCGCCAACGAGAACGCGACTGTCGCCAGCGTCAAGGCAGCGCGCCGGTCGCACGAAATACTGGACAAGCTCAAGGCCGGGGACCGGCTGTCAGAGCGGGAGTTCGAGACATTGTTCAAGGGGATCTTGGGCCTGTCGAACTCGCAGGCGGAGCGTGCCGCGCGCATCCACCTGAAGGGTCAGGGGGAACCTGACGATGCGGACCTTTCCGGGCAGGCGCTGATGCGTGCCCTTTTGGCCTGACGGCCACCACATCAAGACAGGAGGTTTCCATGCCGGAACCCAGAGAGAAGACGGCCATCGAGCTGGCCGATGAGATCAAGGCCGCGCATAGCGCCGCCTTCGACAAGGTGAAGGCCATCGCCGAAGAGGCGCTTGGCAAGGTCAAGTCTGGCGAGGATCTGACGGCCAGTGTCAAGACCACCGCCGATGAGGCGCTGGTCGCGATGAACGGCCTGAAGGCCCAGCTCGAAAGTCTCGAGCAGAAGATGGCCCGTGTGCCCGGCGGCGGCGGCGAGGAGCGCAAGTCGCTCGGCGAGCGCTTCGTCACCGACGAACGGGTCAAGGCCTGGCTCGAGAGTGGCCCGACCAGCGGCAAGGCCGATCTGCGTGTCAAGGCCACGCTGACCACGCTGACCACCGACGCTGACGGCTCGGTCGGTGACGGTGCTGCCCCGACCCGTCTGCCCGGTGTGATCGGTCTGCCGAACCGTCGTATGACGGTGCGCGACCTGCTGACCCCTGGCACCATGGATGGCAATACCATCCAGTATGTCCAGGAGACGGGCTTCACCAACAACGCAGCCCCGGCGGCGGAAGGTGCGGCCAAGGCCCAGTCCACCCTCAAGATCGACCTGAAGACGACCGGCGCCAGTGTCATCGCGCACTGGATGAAGGCCAGCCGGCAGGCGCTCGACGATGTGGCCTTCCTGCGTTCGATGATCGACCAGCGCCTGCTCTATGGCCTGGCCTATGCGGAGGAGAACCAGCTGCTCAATGGCGACGGCACCGGTCAGAACCTGTCGGGTCTGATCACCAATGCCACCGCCTATTCGGCGGCATTCACTCCCTCGGCCCCCACGGCGATCGACACGATGCGTCTGGCCATGTTGCAGGCCGCACTGGCCGAGTATCCGGCGACAGGTCACATCATGCACCCGACCGACTGGGCCCGCATCGAGCTGGCCAAAGACGCTGGTGGCCAATACATGATCGGTGTGCCGCAGGGTGGCTCGCAGCCGACGCTCTGGGGTCTGCCGGTGGTGGCCACGCAGGCGATCACCGTCGACAAGTTCCTGACCGGCGCGTTCAAGATGGGCGCGCAGATCTTCGATCGCTGGGATGCCCGTGTCGAGACCGGCTATGTCAACGACGACTTCACCAAGAACCTGGTGACGATCCTTGCCGAAGAGCGGCTCGCCCTGGCGGTCTACCGTCCGGAGTCGTTCATCTACGGCGATCTGGGCTTCGTCTGATCCGTCGATCTTGACTGACCAAGAGGGGCGGGCGTTCTGCCCGCCCCTTCTGTGAGCCAAGAGGAGAAACCGAAATGGCAACCAAGGAAATCCATCACCGGAGCCTCGCTGGCTTCATCGGGGCCAATGGCGGACTGCCATCGACGCCGGCCAACACCGTCGTCCCGTCGATCAGTGGCACTGCCACGGTGGGTCAGACCCTGACCGGCGCGCCGGGCACCTGGACGGGCCGCGAGGCGCCGGCCCTGTCCTATCGATGGCTGCGCGATGATGTCGCCATCGCCGGGGCTGTCGCCTTGACCTATGACCTGGTCGTGGCCGACCAGGGCGCCGCGATCAAGTTCGAGGTTACCGGCACCAACTGGACGGCCGCCGTGGTTGCCACTTCGGCGGCCACCGCTGCCGTGGCAGGGGCCTGACCATGGAGTATGTGGTCAAGCGCCCGCATCAGGGCGACAAATGGTATGACGAGGGTGACACCCGCGAGGCTCGGGAGCGCGACGTGGCGCATCTGGTCGAGCGTGGTGTGCTGGTCCTCAAGGCGAAGCTTGCGCCGGCCGTGAAGAACAAGGCCGCGCCGCCCAACAAGAACAAGGGGGCCTGATGACCCCCCCGTCGCGCGTCACGCCGCCAGCCGAGGACCTGATCGCCCTGGCCGCCATGAAAGAGCATCTGCGCGTGACCTTCGACAGCGACGATGCGGTGATCGCCGGGCTGATCGCGGCCGCGACGGCGCATCTCGATGGATATGACGGCATCCTCGGGCGGTGTATGGTTACCCAGAGCTGGGCGGTCCGCCTGACCGCCTGGCCGTTCTGGGGGCTGCGGTTGCCGTTCCCGAATGTGCAGTCGGTCGTCATCGGCTACATCGACGCCGACGAGGCACCGCAGACGGTGCCAGTCGAGCAATATGACCTGGTCGAGACCCATCTGGGCACCGAGATGGTGTTCAAGGACAGCTTCGCGGCACCGGCACTATCCGATGATGATACCTTGCCGGTGACGATCACCATGACGGTCGGCTATGGAGACGCGGCTGATGTGCCTCAGCCGCTGGTGCTGGCCGCCAAGGTGCTGGTCGCCCACTGGTATGAGAACCGGGGCATCACGGGCGATCCGGAGCGGCTGCCCTTTGCATTCGACGCCCTTGTGGCGCCATTCCGGAGGGTCTGGCTGTGAAGGCCGGCCAGATGGTCGAGCGGGTGGCGTTCGATGCGCCGGTGGTCTCGCCCGATGGCTCCGGCGGCCAGGTGACCGACTGGGGCGCGGAGCTGGACGCCTATGTCTGCCGGGCCAATTTCAAGTATCTGCGCGGCTCGGAATCGGTGCAGGCGGCGCGACTGGCCGGGCGTCAGCCGGTGGTGGTCACGATCCATGCCAACCCGGAGAGTGCCGCCATCGGAACGGACTGGCGGATGCGCGACCTCGAGCGCGGCACGGTCTACGCGATACACACCAAGGTCCCGACCGATGATCGCGGCTGGTTCGAGCTGACATGCGAAAGCGGGGTGGCAGTGTGAGTGCATCGCGTGAGTTGCAAACGCTAATCTTCAATCGGCTGGTGGAGGACGCGGCGGTTCATGCCCTGATCGGGGACCGGATCTATGATGGTCCGGCGGTTGATGCAGTGTTTCCTTACGTGTCATTCGGGCCGAGCTACGGTGTGCCGAACGACCTGGACTGTGTCACCGGTCGGGTCGAGACCATTCAATTGGACATCTGGTGCCGCGACCATGGCCGCCTTGGTCCTTGCCGCGACATCACCGATGTCGTCAAGACTTCCCTGCACCAGCTCGATGGATCGCTGGCGATCAATGCGCTGGGGCTGGTGGAGGTCACGGCGGTTCGGGTGTTTATGGACCAGGACAACATAACGGCACATGGCGTCGTGACCATAGAAGCCGAGATCGAGGAGCCGTGATGGTTCAGGGGTTGGAAGATTTCAACCGGCGGTGGCTCGCGGTGCCGGGAAAGGTTCGCGCGGCAATCAAGTCCGAAATGGAGCGGGTTGCCGCCGGGATCGTAGCCGATATGCGGAAAGTGGTTCCAAAGGGGGATACAGGTGCCCTGGAAGCGTCGATCGGCTGGACCTGGGGATCTCCGCCGAAGGGATCGATCTCGCTGGGCTCGGTTCGACCGGGCGGAAGCAAGAGCCTGTCGATCACGATCTATGCCGGTGGCGGCGATACATTCTACGCGCGGTTTCAGGAGTTCGGCACGCTGAAGATGCCCGCGAACCCATTCTTCCGTCCGGTCTGGGCCGCCCGCAAGCGAGGGGCCAAGGCCAAGATCACCAGGGCAATCAACAAGGCAATTCGGGAAAGCTAGGGGCAGACGCCGTCCGCAACCACGGATAGCCGAATGTATTGTTCGAGCGCCGCCTTCACCTTGTCGCCGAAGGTCCCGCCGATCGAAGCAGCGACCAGAGAGATGTTCCTGGTGCCTCGATCGTCGTCGCGAACCGCGTTCAGCATCGCGATCGCATAGGCCTCATCTGCTGCGAGATGAAAGGTCGAGTTCAACGAAGCCGCCAGAGCGACACGCAGCTGCTGACAATCAGCTGCTCCGGCCGAGACGGTTGCGGGGGCCAACAGGAAAAATAGGGAAATAGGGACGATAAGTGACTTCATGGCCTGCTCCTCAGGGGGTCGGGGTCGCGACCACCTTCGCCCCATTGCCACATGCGGACAAGAGAGCCCGGCGTCCGTATGGCCAAGGAGATCGACACATGTGGATCAATATCATCGTGAACGCGGATCATCGGGTAGCCCCCGCCCGCATCCAGGCTTTTCGGGCGGGCACATCCGCCAATGTCCCGAAGAAGACCGCCGAGGCGCTGATCGCCCGAGGCGTGGCCACGCCGGCCGACACATCCAAGGAGGACTGACCCATGGCGGCACCACAACTTACGCGCAAGTTTATCATTCTGCTCGGGGATGGCGCGACACCCACCGAGGCCTTTGCGTTTCCCTGCGGCGCCAATGCGCGCAGCGTGACGCTGACCAACAATCTCGGCGAGGAGGCGGTGCTCGACTGTGCCGACCCGCTCAACGAACTGGCCGCGATCCAGCGCTGGGTCGAAAGCCAGGACACCAGCATCAGCATTTCGGGCCGCGTGGCCAAAGGCGCCAGCATCGCGATGTGGCGCGCCTGGGCCGACGATGGCGACGAAAAGAACATTCGCGTGATGTTCGACGAGGCATCGGGCGACGGCGGCGGCTACTATCAGCTCCCGGCGTTTCTCGGGTCGCTCGAATGGGGCACCGAAGGCAAGGGCACGGTCACCTTCACGGCCAACATCATGGGTTCCGGGCCCCGCGTCTGGACGGCCGCTGCCTGATGGCTGCCTTTTTCGCTGATTGGGCCGGCGCCGAGCGCCGGTTCAATCTGAGCTTCGGCCAGATGATGGATCTGGAAGAGGCCTGCGACAAAACCGGCATCGGTGCGATCTACCTGCGGCTGGGATCGCACCAGTATTTCGCGAGGGATATCTATCACACGATCCGCATGGGCCTGGTTGGTGGAGGCATGAGCGAGACCGAGGCCCATCGCCTGATGAAGGATAGGTTCGATGCCACGCCTCTCATCAAGAGTGCGGAGATGGCGATCAACATCCTTGTGAACCAGTTCGCGGGGATCGACCCGGGCGATACGGCGGCGCCGCGGGACGTGGCCGAGCCACTGAAAGCGGGACCCATTCTGGCCTCATTCCTGAAGGCCGGTATCCCGCCGGACGCGGTGCGGGCGATGAGCTACGCCGATTTCGTGAACATCTCGCGGGCAATCGGCGGCGATGGGGTTGAGCCACCCTCGGAACAGGAATTCGCCGACATGGTGGCGCGACTGGTGAAAGAGCCCACTGATGACTGAGATTGATAGCGCACTCGTCCTTCGACTGGCAGCATCATTGGCCAGCTTCGAGCGGCAGATGGCCAAGGCTCGCAAGGCAGGAAGCGACACCGCCGTGTCCATCGAGCGCCAGTTTGACGGCATGAACAAGAAGATGGCCGGTTCTGCCGAGCGTTCAGCGAAGGCGCTGACCCGGCATCTCGACAAGGTCGAAGGCGGGTATCGAAGCGTCGTGGCATCGGTTGACCCAGCAGGTGCCGCGGCGCTTCGCTTGGCCGAGCAGGAAAGAATGCTGGGCGATGCACTCAAGTATGGCACGATCAGTGCCGAGGAACACGCGCGGGTCATGGCGTTGGTGCGCGCGCAGTATCAGGCCACCATGCCCCAGATCGCCAACGGCACTGTTGCCGCGGCCGGGGGAATGTCGCGGTTCGTGAACGTGTCGAGCGCTGGAAGGTTCGTGCTGCAAAACACCGCGAACCAGATCGGTGACGTGGCCGTCCAATTGCAGATGGGGACATCGGCCTCGCGTGTCGCAGCGCAACAGCTGCCGCAACTGCTGGGTGGGTTTGGAGCCCTCGGCGGCGCTTTGGGCTTGGTTGCTCCGTTGCTCGGGGTAGTGGCGGCGGTGGGGATACCGCTGGGTGCGATGTTCCTGGCGCTTGGCGATGATGTGGAAGAGGCCACTGAGAAGGTCGAGACCTTCGAGGACAAGCTTGACGCAGCCCGAGGCGCCATTGATCGGGCCAAGGCCGCGATGGAGGCGGCCAGCCGCGGCGGCATCGAGGATCTGCGCTCAACCTTCGGCGAGATCACTCGCGAAATCACCGAGATGGCGGATCGGTTGGCCGATATCGAGATACGAGCAGCCAGGGTCAATCTGAACGCTCTGCTCGACGACGCGACCGGTGAGAAATTCGCGGCGGAAATGGACAAGGTATTCGGCGATGTCGGGGCCGCGCTGGTCAGCGGCACAGCCGAAGAGGCCGAAACAATCAAGGGGCTGATCCAGGACCTGAATGCGGAGATCGCGACCATCCGCGCATCCGGCATGGTCGTTCCGCAAGGTCTGATGGATCAGCAAAGGCAGTTGGCTGAAGAACTGGCGGCGGTCGAGGGCCGCTTCGCTGAGATCGGCTCGCTGGCGAGTGACCTGACACTCAACCCACAGGTATTGACTGACCTCGCCGCGTTCGAGGAGAGGCTGAAGGCCTCCCGCGATGCCGGCGACTTTGGGGGCGTGGCGACGGCGATCGACGGCATCATCAGGACGCTGACCGAGGCGGGAGTCGAGATCGACCAGGGCGTGATCGACAATCTGACCGAGGCACAACGGGAGGCCCGCCGCCTCAACCACGACTTCGAGGTAGCCCAGGGCACAGCCGGCCAGGTGGCCGGAGCCGCGGGGGGCATAACCGACGAGGTTGGCCGTGCCGCGGACCGCGCTGCGGATCTAACGTCCAATCTGCGAGGAGCCCTCACAGTCCTGGCGAGCGTGACTTCAGGGTTGGCCTCGACCCAACGGCGCGCGCTTGCACAGGCCCAGATCGATCTGGCCACGGTTGGCGATCCGGTCGGTCGTGCTGGCCTGACAGCGCGGCTGCAGTTCAATGAAGATACCGCCGACATCGCCTACAGCATGGTCCGCAACGGCCGGGCGGGGCAGCTGGCGGCCGAGGCAGACAGGATTGAAGCAGGGGCGAGGGAACTGGCCGAGGCCGAGGAACGGCTGCGCGCCGCCGAGGATGCACTGAAGGAGTCATTGCGCGATAGTGGCGACGGCGGTGGCAGGCAAGGCAAGGGGCCAGTGGGTTTCTTTGATGCAATCGACCGCGACCTGATCTCGCTCGAGCGCCAGATCGAGATGCTCGGCAAGACCGAGGCCCAGGTCGCGGGCCTGACCGCCAAATACCAACTTCTGGACGCCGCTCGGGAACGTGGTCTCGATCTGGATGCGCGCCAGGCGGAATCGGGTCAGACGCTGCGCGAGCAGATCGATGCCACGGCCAATTCGCTGACTGAACTGACCGAACGATACAACCAGGCGGCCGAGCAAGCGGATTTCTTTGGGCAGATCACCGATGATCTGAAGACTGGAATCGTTGACGCGATCCTCGAAGCAGACAATTTCGCGGATGCACTGGCCAACGTCGCCAAGCAATTGGCTGCCGCGGCGCTGCAAGCGGCGATCTTTGGTGACGG